AAACAAAGATTTGGGGGTTGGGCTTCATCTTAAAATAGCTGATACAGGAGCTAGTGTAAGTTCTAATGCTGACGAATTAGTTATAGAAAATACAAGTGATGCAGGTTTATCAATCCTAACAGCTAATGATGCTGGTGGTTATGTTAAGTTTGGCGATCCTCAAGATGATAATGCTGGTGAAATTGCTTATACCCATGATGATAATGCTTTTACTTTTACTAGCACTGGGCCAATTAACTTTAAGACTGGTGGTTCTGGCATAGATTTAGCTATTTCAAGTATAGGAACTTTAAATAGCATAACCACTGATACAAATGGACATCAATTTACTGGTAATTACACAAGTGGTGTAAATACTTTATTTCATTTTAAAGATGGTCAGGGTCAAACTTGCGGTCATATTGATATTGATGCTGGATCAAACTCATGTAGTTACAATACATCTTCTGATTACAGGCTTAAAAACAATATAGAAAATTTAACTAATGGTATTGATAAAATAAAACAATTAAAAACTTATAGATTTAATTGGATTTCTAATCCAAAAGGAAACAAAGTAGATGGTTTTATAGCACACGAAGTACAAGACATAGTGCCAGAAGCAATATCAGGTGAAAAAGACGGTGAAGAAATGCAAGGCATTGACCAATCTAAACTTGTGCCTTTAATTACCGCAGCACTACAAGAAGCAATAACAAAAATCGAGTCACTAGAAAGTGAAATAGACCAACTAAAAGGAGTAAACTAAAATGGCTATAGAATATAACTGGGATTGTCAGACAGTTGACTATTATCCCGAACACGATGACCACTCACAAGTGGTATTCAATGTGCATTGGAGAATCAATGCTGTTAGCGATGAAAAAGACAGTGAAGATAATTTTTATGCAGCAAGCGTATATGGTACACAATCTTTAAATGTAGATGATATTGAAAACTTTATCCCTTATGCAGACTTAACCAATGAAATTGTTACTGGTTGGGTTGAAGCAGTTATGGGTGAAGAAGAAATTCAAAACCTAAAAGATAGTTTAGCAGAACAAATTGCTGACTTAATAGATCCAAAAGTCGTAACAGGCCATATCGGAAGTTAAGTGAATGGCGTTAATCCCCGTTACACCACCAGCAGGTATCGTTAAGAACGGTACTGAGTATGCAACTAAAGGTCGTTGGGTAGATGGGGATTTAGTTCGTTTTGAAAACGGCTATCTCACTCCAATCAAGGGGTGGAACAAACTCAGACCAAATCCAGTAGGTAGAATATTTAGTGGTACAGTTAGTACCACTGCTAGCAGTTTTATTATTACCATTACCACCACTACCGCACATGGAGCAATAGTAGGTGAAAAGATTAATTTACATGGTTTTGCTGCAACAGGCGGTATGCCAGCTAGTCAAATAAATCAAACTTATACGATTGCTTCAGTACCAAGCACAACAACTTTTACTATCAACACTTTTCAAACAAATGTGGAAAGCATTGCTGCCACACTAACAAGAACATCAAGTGCTTCAGAAGTAGTTCTAACAGCAACACCAACAGGCATGTATGCTTACTACGATAACGATGGTAAAGAAGTTTTAGCTGTTGGCACAAGAAACGGTGTTTTAATTTACTATGAAGAACTTTGGTATGACATTACACCAACAGGTTTTGTTGGTGATGATACTTTATCACCACTTGGTTTTGGTGCTCATCATTTTGGCGTAGAAGATTTTGGTGATGCTCGTTCACAGTCAGGTTTATCTTTTGACACCACAACTTTTTCTTTTGATAACTTTGGTGAAATACTTTTATTCTGTTCGCCTTCTGATGGCAAAATATACGAGTGGAATCCTAATACCCCAGCAACGATAGCTAGTGTTGTTACAGGTGCACCAACAAACTGTGAGGGTGTTTTGGTCACAAATGAAAGGCATGTTGTGGCCCTAGGAGCAGGTGGCGATCCTAGAAAGATTGCTTGGTCATCAAGAGAAACACTAAACACTTGGACAGCTTCAGCCACTAACACAGCAGGTGATTTACAAGTACCAACAGGCGGTAGAATTGTTGCTGGCATTAAATATCAAACAGACATTATTATTTATACCGATACTGGTATAGCTAGAATGTATTATACTGGCTCTCCTTTTATTTATGGTATTCAAGATGCTGGCACAAACTGTAAAGCTATCAGCCCTAGAACAATTATTTCTGCTGGTTCTTTTCTAGCCTGGATGGGTGAAAACTCATTTTTTATATACAACGGTGCAATAAAAGAAATTAAATCAGATGTGCATGATTTTATATATGACAATATAAATTACACTTATAGACCTACTTCCTGTGGTGGACACAATTCTAATTACAATGAAATGTGGTTTTTCTTTCCAACAGGCGTAAGTCTTGTGCCAAATAAATATGTTATTTGGAATTACATTGATAATGTTTGGTCTATTGGTTCTATGGATAGATCCTGTTGGATAGATCAGGGTGTGTTTAATTTACCGATTGCTTGCGATAGTCTTGGTAATGTTTTTGAACATGAAAGCGATGTTGCTTTAAACAACTCTGAGAATGTTGGTATTCAAGTACCCTTTTGTGAAACAGCACCAATGGAAATTGCTCAAGGCAGTAATTTAGTACAATGCAATCAAATTCTTCCAGATGAAGATGCTAATACTTTACCAGGTGTTACTATTAGTTTTAGAGGCAGGTTTAACCCATTAGGTGCAGAAACAAACTTTGGTAATTTTAATTTTGATGCGGATGGATATACTGATGCTAGGTTCACAGCTAGACAAGTACAAATGAAAGTTACAGGTGATGGTTCACAACCATTCCAAGTTGGTAATATACGATTAGATGTCAAAAAGAGAGGTAAAAGATAATGGCTAGAAGGTCTTTACAAAAACCATCTGGAAATTTTGATATTGATTACCAAAATTATTTAGTCTCTGAAATAGAATACCGAGATGGTTTGTCTTTTAAGAAAGGTGAGCGAATAGAAGTGGGTGGAGGCGATTTAACAGAATTAGTATTAGTAAGTCCAAATGGAACAAAATATAAAATTAGTGTCGCAAATGACGGAACTCTCTCAGCCACAGCAACAATCTAAAATATTAGAGCCGTGGGAGATAGAGTGGCAAAGGTGTAAACCTTGGATTGAAAAAGCGGTCAAACACCAAGATATGTATAGTATCGAGGATGTAGAAGAACAAATTAGTAAGGGCATTTTTGCTTTATGGCCTGGCAAAAATAGTGCTATAATAACGGAGATAGTTGTCTTTCCCCAGATTAAGACACTTAACATACTGTTCTGCGGGGGAGATTATTCAGAACTACAATCAATAGTTGACACTTCTATTGAACAGTTTGCCAAACAATTAGGAATTAAACGCCTCTACGGTGGAGGCAGGAAAGGATGGCTTAGAAAGCTAAAAGGCAAAGGCTGGAAAAGCGAATATTTAATAAGTAAAGAATTATGAGCAAAGGAAAATCAACAACAACCACAACTACTGATCCAGCAATCGCAGCAATGCAAACAGACCTATATAATAGAGCTAAAGGCATTGCAGCTTTACCTTTTACACCCTACACAGGGCCAAGGGTTGCAGGATTTAATCCAGATCAACTAGCTGGCTTTGATGCAACTAGAAATATGTTTGGTCAATCAATGGCTTTAGACCCAAGAGGTCAATTAGCTGGTATGGGCCAAGCACCATTAGATATAAACTCTTTTTATAATCCATTCCAAGAACAAGTTATAGATAATGCTATGGCTGACTTGAACAGAGGCAGACAATTACAAATACAATCAGACCAAGATGCAGCTATCGGCAGAGGTGCTTTTGGTGGATCTCGTTCAGCAGTCTTAGAAGCAGAAACAAATAGAAACTTTGCAGACAGAGCAGGTAATATTGCAGCTAATTTAAGACAACAAGGTTTTGATAGTTCTGTTGCTAATGCTATGGCAGACAGAAACTTTCGTTCTGGTATTAACCAAGGTTTACTCAGTGACCAGTTTAGAAACTTAGGTTTACTGTCTAGCATTGGTGCACAACAACAAGGCTTACAACAAGGAGCTATGGATGCAGGTTACAACGAGTTCTTAAGAAGTATTAACTTTCCTAAAGAACAACTTGGTTTGCTTGCTCAAGGTGTTAGTGCATTGCCTAATCAACAATCTACAACACAAAGTTACAGACCTGGTTTTGGTGACTTCTTAGGTGGTGCTGCTGGATTGTTAGGAAGCATGGCTTTGGGCGGTGGTTTTGGTGAAGGCGGATTCTTTACAAACATATTCAAATAAAAATGACTGAATTAGAAAAATTAAATTTAATGTTACAGGGTGGTTATAACCCTATGGGTGGTGGCATTAACACCAATCAAATGAATGACTTTATTGCTGCTGGTTTTAGAAAACCTTTTGATAACAAACCAGTAATGCAAAATCTTTTTAATACACAACAATTTAGTCAAAATG